TCCTATGAAAACTTGAGCGACATCACTTTGACCAATAACAAGATCCCTGGATGGGGCGCGGCTGTCGTGTCCGGGACTACGCTGGAATCGGCGCATAACCCGTATCCCAACAACCTGCATGACATCTACCTCTGGACGGTTTCCAGTGATGCCGTGACAAACGCCTATGGATGGGTGGAGCTTGAGGATGAGTCGATCATCAAGGCGCTCGCGGATGCCGCATCGGCGCAGGATACGGCGGACGGTAAGCGTAGGAACTTCCTGAGCACGCCTACGCCTCCATACGACGTGGGCGACATCTGGATGGATGGGAAGACCATAAAGACCTGCATCACGGCTCGTAAGGAAGGGGAGAGCTACGTCGCATCCGATTGGACGGCGAAGAACAAGTACACGGATGAGGACTACGTGGAAGCGGAGCTGGCCGCGAGGGATACGAAGTGGTCTGACGAGGATTACGTTTTCGCCACGCTCTTCAAGAACGGGCAGAGGGGCTTTGTCTATGACGAGACTACCCAGAAGATGTATATCTCCATGGACCTGATGAAGGGTGGTACCATCAAGCTTGGTGGCGGTCCCAATGGCACCTACGGGAACGGTAAGTTCGGCGTATACGACGCCAACGGGAATCTGATGATCTGGATGGATAGCTCCGGCTTCGACATGTACAACGCGTCTGGGGTCAAGGTGTTTGGCGTTCACCCCAATAATTCCAGCGTGGGGACGCAGCTGGGCATCTATGATGCCAACGGTAACTGCATCATCTGGTTCGACAAAAATGGACAGGTCATAAAGGACGCGTCGGGGAATGAATTGATGAAGATCAACCCATCCGACGGGCTTATGGTCGGGACCGTGAACGGATGGGGCAACGAGGTAGTTCAGATCAGGGACGCGGAGGTGCGCGGGTACCTTGGAGACTCTATGAAGTCCGGGATAGACCTGGTGGCACAGTCGACTCGCCCCGACGGAACCACGGGGTACGCACTGGCACTTTGGAACAACAACTACCGAATTGTGACGAACAGCGACATCTTGGACTTCGAATCCTTCACGAAATATTCGGTGTGGAACGAGACAGAGCAGAAATGGGAAAGCCGAACTAAGGTATATATGGAGTGTTCCGTTGGATCCGGGATCGTGGCTTATGTGGCCACAAGCGGTTTCTCTGATCGAAGGGCTAAAGCGAATATACACACCGCCTCCGGCTTTATGGAGAAGATCCGGCAGCTACGGGTGGTTTCCTTCGATTGGAAGGACGGGCATTATCCAGGCCATATATCCGCGGGTCTGATCGCACAGGAAGTACGGGAGATCCTGCCGGAGCTGGTCCTGGAAGACTCTAACGGGATGCTCGGAATCAGCTTTGACGGGCTGGTACCTTTCCTGGTGGACGCGGTACAGGAGAAGGATTGTGAGATTTGTCAGCTGCAGGAGCGTGTGTCGGATCTTGAAAAGCGCATTGAAGCCCTTGAAAAATTAGTGCAAAAGTGACCTAAAAAAATCAGGAATTTTTGATAAAGTGAATGCTAGGAAGACAGGCACGGAGCCTTCCGTGCCTGTTTTTATGTCAACTTGAGGAGGGGTGCTTATGCTTACGCAACGGTTCCGGCTGGACGTCGTTCCAGACGGAAAGCCAGTATATGAAGCGCACGTGAGCCAGCATGATTCTAAAGTCCATTTTGAGGTGGAGCTTTTCGCGCATGACGGGGATTTTGAAATCCCTTCCAGCGCACAGGCGTATATCGAATGTACGACAGCGTCCGGTGCCAAAGTGACTGGGGGGTGTACGAGGAGTGGGAACACTATCAGGTTTGACCTTCCTGACGATGTGACGGAGGAGATGGGGAGGCATGAGATGGAAGTCGTGCTGAAAAACGAGGGGCAGGAACTTCGAAGCCTTCGGTTCGTGGTAGGTGTAGAGGGTGATCCAATCCTATTGTGAGAAAGGGGGAATTTTAGATGCTGACCCTTAGGGCTAGCCTGGACATGACTCCCGGTTCGGAAAATCGGGTGGTAGTTCCAGTAAGCCAGTATGATACTGCGGTCGACATCGTGTTCACGTTGTATGCGTCAGCTGATGCGGGATTCACGATACCGTCAGGTACGACTGCCAGCGTGAGGGGTACGAAAGTAGATGGAAACGGCGTATCCAAGACCGTCGACATTTCAGGCAACGTTGTAACTGTGGAGCTTGATGAACAGATGACCGCCGTGGCAGGTCGTAACCTTTATGAGATTGTACTCGAGGTTGATGGAAAGAAACTGAGTTCGCAGAACTTCGTTCTCTTAGTGGAGCGTTCCGCCATGGATAAGGACACTCTGGTGTCCGGATCCGAAATCCGTGAATTGGTGGATATTATTGATAGGACAGATGAAATCATCGCGGCAGGCGCACAAGCTGACGCGGCGAAGGATGCCATTGAGGAGGCCGAGGCCAGCCTTTTAGGGATTCGTGAATCCGTTGGGAGGGACGCCGCGCAGGTCGCGGAAGATAGGCAAGCGGTGGAAGACGCCGAGGCGCGGATAGCACCCGCGGTGGAGGCGGGCGTAGAAGCTGTCAATTCCGAGTACGCGCACCACGTGCAGGTCATCCGGCAGGGCACGGATGACTTGAACAATCTGGCGAAACAGTTAAAGGGCGAGATTGCCGATGTAGCTTTGGATGGTGCGGCGGCGATAACCGCATACAAAGATGACGCGTTACTCGAACTTGAAAACGCTTTTAATGACGCTACCGCGGCGGTGAGGCAGTCCGGGGCAGACAATGTGACGTTGGTGCATGACGCCTACGGAGAAGATAAGGCCAGGCTCGATGCCTTCGTGGATGAAAACCTTCAGGCCATGCAGGATGCCGTTGATACGACGAATCGGAACGTCGAGTACGTGGATGAGAAGACGGAACAGATTCGCCAGGTCACCACAAATGCCGAGGCATATGCCGCCCAGGCTTTGCAGCAGGCTTCTAGCGCGAAGAACCAGGTGGATGAGTTCGGCTCTAGGATGGACGAGTTTGCCAGACAGGTGGATTCTGTTCAAAACCAGATCTCCCAGAAGATTGACGACCTTGAAGCAGATAATGGGAATCTGTATGGACTAAGTAATGGCGAGAGGATTGCAGGTCCAATAACCGGAATCGGTGGGGGAGGCGGTGGAGGTACTTCTGGTAACACCGCGGTGTTCAAGGTCACCAACGAGACTGCCTGGCTCGCCACCACCATCGCAGTAGGTGATTCATGCAAGGTTAAGTTCTCTTGGTCCTCCGTTGAGGACGAGATGCCCACTGGCGCAGGCAAGGTCAGGATCGCCGATTCTTCCGGGGTGGTATACGACGTGCTCGCTGTTCAGCAGGGCACAGTGGAAGTGGAACTGAAACCCTACCTTTCCGCTGGCACGAAGACCATGCGCCTGACTGTCATGGACATTTATGAGAATAGTCGGACAATCGGGTTCACGATCACGAGCGTGGCTGTATCCCTATCATCCGATTTCGATCCATCCGCGGTGTTCAATGGGCCAATCATGTTCCAGTGCACGCCTGTTGGGCAGGTGAGAAAGGACATTAAGGTCGAAGTGGATGACCAGGGCGTCGTGGCGAGTATGACCACGAGCGCATCTGGAACCCAGCAGACATTAGTCATCCCGCAGCAGACCCATGGTTCGCACCGTATCAAAGCGTATTTCGACTCTACGATCAATGGACGGGATGTGCGTTCGAACGTCCTTAGCTACGAGGTCATCTGCATCGAAACACTCAATCCTACTCGTATCATCACAAGCTCTTTTGACGATGACGAGGTGGACTGCTATTCGCAGGTAAATATTGACTATCGGGTTTACGACCCGAACTACAATTCCTCACCCGTGGAGATATATGTCGATGGGGAGTTGAAGACGGAAGCCACGGTGGACAGGACTTCTCAGGTTTATCCATACCGAGCATCTGTTCCCGGTGAGCACATGATCCGTATCAAGTCGGGTTCCGCTTACAGGGATTTCCCCTTCAATGTTCTTGAAAGCGAAATCGAAGCGACGGCCATCACGGATGGTCTGAAGCTCTTCTTGACATCCGCCGGGCGTTCGAACAGTGAGACCAATAGGGACGTGTGGGAATCCACTGTGGACGGGGAAGAAACTGTTGCGGCGCAGCTCACGGGGTTTAATTGGAATACGAACGGATGGGTGCTCGATAGCGAAGGCATCCCGGTTCTTCGCGTTTCTGGCGGAGCAAGGGCGTACATCCCGTTCCTGCCGTTCGCGACGGACAAGCGTTCCACTGGTTTCACCGTGGAAATTGAGTTCGCTACTAGGGCGGTGTCGAATCAGGATACGACCATCGTCTCTTGTATGTCCGGAGGCCGGGGCTTCCTGATGACCCCGCAGGTCGCGACGTTCGCGACCGAGCAGACAGCGGTTGCTCCCGTATCCGCAAGGTATAAGGATAACGAGCATATTCGGGTCGCTTTTTCCGCGGAGAAGAGGACACAGAATAGGTTCCTTTATTGCGTGGTTGACGGCGTTGGATCCAAGGTCACACAGTATCCTGAGAATGATAATTTCCAGCAGAACGAGCCTGTTGGAATCACTATTGGAAGCGACGAGTGCACCACGGACATCTATGCCATTCGGGTGTACGACAATGGCCTGTCTCCGAACGAATGTGTAGATAACTGGATTGCGGATACCCAGGACGGCTTACTAATGGCGGATAGGTACCGTAGGAATCAGATCTTTGACGAATACGGTAACATCGTAATCGACAAGCTTCCGAACGACCTTCCCTACATGATCGTGGAATGTGAGGAGCTTCCGAAATACAAGGGCGACAAGAAGACCTGTTCCATCATTTACGTGGATCCCCTTGATCCAACTAAGAGCTTTACGGCGGACAATGTGCAGATTGACGTGCAGGGTACGTCTTCGCAGTTTTACGCGAGGAAGAATTGGAAGTTGAAGTTCAAGAACGGTTTTACGATGACCATCAATGGGGCGCATACGGACGGCTATAGCCTCCGAAATGATTCTATTCCAGCTACGGTCTTCTGCATGAAGGCGGACGTCGCGTCCATCGAAGGGGCGAATAACGTAGAGCTTGCCATTCTTGGTAACGACATCAACCCGTACAAGACACCCGCGCAAGTGGAGGATCCTAGGGTGCGGCAGTGTATTGATGGTAAGCCCATCGTCATGTTCTGGCGTAACACCGGGACAAACGAGATGTCGTTCCTTTGCAAGTATAACTTCAACATCGATAAGGGTGATCTTCCGACCTTCGGATTCCGCGATGGGGACGAGTCTTGGGAGATTAAGAACAACACTTCAAACCTCGTCCTGTGGAAGTCTGCTAACTACATGAACATGGTGCTTGATAAGGATAAGGGCGTCATGGTGCCTGAATGGACACAATGCTTTGAGGCTCGTTATCCAGAGGATTACGAGGATACTACGCAGCTCCATGAACTGTCTGAATTCTTGTCCTCTACCGATCAGGAGCGGGCTACAGGGAACGCGCTTGCGGCTCCTGTCACACTTTCTTATCCTGGTGCACCTTCCTGGGATGAGGAGGGGGATTTCTACGAGACTCGTGTGGCATATCATGTCGCGACGGCAGAGGCTTCTTTTATCGTCACCGCAAAGGAAGCGGGCGAATACTTTGCTACTTACATGGTGAGTGGTGGTGGAGCCAATGCGTACGCGGTCATTACCAAGACGCTGAACGGGGACGAGGAAAGCACGACTACCCTAGTGGCTAATGGAACTGCTCCTGAATTTACGCGGGTATCCCTTGGGACGCTGACCGTGGACGATGTCGTGACGGTCCAGGTTAAGTTCGTGAATTCTGTGACCGATGCCGAGACCTATGCAAGGGTGAAGTTCGAAGGACCCGAGCATTCCGTGGCGGCGCACATTCAATCAGTGCTTGACGAGGTTACGTATACCAAGGATACCCCGGAATACAGGCTTGCCATCTTCCGGGACGGCATATGGGATTATCTCGAGAAAGATTCCACTACCTTCTACTACGTTTTTACCGAGGTGTTCCTTATGACAGACTCCAGGGCGAAGAATGCGTTCCCGAGCTTCCTTGGCACTGACGTGGCCTGACGAAAGATGCAGCAGCGGATCCCGGGAATTGTTTCCGGGATCCGCTTAAGAACAGAAAGGAGGAATTCCTTTGAAACGTAAAGGCGTGTGGCTTATTTACGATGCAGATACCGCACTCGGCATCAACAACGAAGGCGAACTCGTCTTCTCTTACAATCTAGAAGACATCGATCATGTCGACGGCTCCGACGTTTTCAATGGGCAAAAGTCGGTGCTCTGGATCAACCTGAGGCAGGCGTTTTATTCCGAAATCCGAGACATGTATGCCTCCCTCCGCTCGTCTGGTGCCCTGAGTTACGCCAAAGTCGAGAAGATGTTTGACGACCATCAGGCGAAATGGCCTGAGAAACTTTTCAACGAGGACGAGAAGTTCAAGCATCTCGATCCGCTTACTGTTGGCATCTATGATGCCGACGGGAACTTCGTTCATGATGATTCATATCTTGGCATGTACCTTGGGACGAAGAAGAGCCAGAGAAAATGGTGGCTTTATAACCGTCTCAGGTATCTGGATTCCAAGTATGGCGCGGGCGATAACGCTTCCGATTTTATCGAACTTCGCGGGTACGCGAAAGGTGACATCCGGGTTACTCCTGCCATAGATATCTATCCATCCGCGAAGTACGGGTCCTATATGGTATCCACGAGGGGTGAGCACAATGTGGAGTATACCCTGGAGTGCCCGCTTGACAATGTGAATGATACCGAGATCGCTATCTATTCTGCTTCCCAATTGAAGAAGGTGCGCGGATTGGAGGCTTTAAAGGTTGGCCGTGCGAACTTCGCGAAGGCTACTGGAATCGACGCGATCATCCTTGGAAGCTCCGCTGTCGGATATGCGAATACGAATCTTAAGGCGGTTACCATAGGTTCCAACGAACTTTTGAAAATCCTTGACCTACGGAACTGCACCAACTACGCGCAGTCCCCTGATCTGTCTGGGTGTCCGAACGTCGAGGAAGTCTATCTAGAGGGCACGCAGGCTCCCGGATGCGTCCTTCCCGTCGGTGGTGTGCTGAAGAAACTCCATCTGCCCGAGACTGTTGCGAACCTGACCATCATTAACCAGGAATCTGTTACGGATTTTGTGCTTTCGAGCTATGCGAACCTGTCCACCGTCCGTTTGGAGAACGTGTCAGACGCCATTCCCCTGGATGACATTCTTACGGGCGCACAAAATGGTGCTCGACTTCGTCTCGTGGGATATGAATGGAGCATGGCAGATACGGATGAAATTGCTGCATTCTGCGATAGGCTTGACCGTTTCGCAGGTCTTGATGAAACTGGTGCGAATATGGAGAAGGCACAGGTCTTCGTGACGATCAACATTCCTTCCGCAGAGGGTGATGCCATTGCCGCATTGGAAGCTAGGTATCCTGGCCTTAATATTGTGGCAGGAAGCACCCGGAGCACGTTGACGTACGCCAGTTTTGATGGGTCAGCAACGCATCACACTGAGACGGTAGTAGACGGTGGAAATGGCACTTGGGACGGCCAGCCCGATAGGGCGGAAGATGACGATGGAATCTATACGTTCGTCGGATGGTCCAGGGTGAGGAACGCGACTGCCGCGGACCCGGAAGCCTTAGACCATGTTGTGGCGGATCGGACGGTATACGCCGCGTATTCTGTCGTACCGAAGATCAAGGCGCAATATTATGATGACGACGGGGTAACGCTTCTGCATACCGAATCCCGTGTGGGGTCTGGTGACTTCTTCTGGTCTGGGATCCCGACGAAGGATAGTACTGCCCAGTATGATTATTCGTTTTCCGGATGGAGTCGCGCGATGGACGGGACTGTCGACGCGGATGCGCAAAAGAACGCGACCACTAACATTAAACTTTATGCGGTTTACTCGGCAACATTGCGCAGTTACACAGTGACGTTTGTGAAAGCCTCTGCAGATGGTGGGGGGACATACGACACGCAAACCGTGGAATACGGATCCTACGCGGAAGTGCCTGCGACGAATCCGATTTATTCTGGTAGCGGAGATGTGTCCGACCACCCATTTTCCAACTGGTCACCTGATCCGTTAGACACCGTCGTTACAGGCAATACTACGTTCACAGCGGTGTTTAGGAACGAGGAGTATATCTTCCAGGATCCGGGCTTCGATGTGGAGGGCGCGTACGCGGTCCAGTGGAACATGAAGAAGTCTGGTACGAAACTGATCCGTGGCGGCGCGGCGGCTGATTTCGAAGATCCTGTTCCTGCCGCGGGTAATACGGGAACTGGTTCCAGCCCGTTCGATTCTATCGCCCCGTGGGCGGGTATGAAGATGTACAACGTCGAGGACGGCGTTATTACCGCTTCGCAGGATGACGAGAGGTTCTCCTTCGCGAAGGACGTCGTCGTCAGGATCCCCGAGTTCTGGTACAAGGTCTCGAAGAATACTACGAACCAGAGGCATACATGGGCTATCTCCCCGACCGCCAAGGAAGGCTACAAGAAGCATCCCGGCTCCGGGAAGTACGTAGGCAGGTATTCTATGACAGGTTCGGCATCTGGGGTTTTCACGAAGACCGGTGGAACGCCTATCGTCAATGTTACGAGGGCTAACTGCAGGTCGTACGGCAAGGCCAAGGGAGCCAATTGGCGTATGATCGACGCCGCTGTGTGGGGTGCCCTGCAGATGCTCTACCTCGTGGAGTTCGCGGACTTCTACAGCCAGAATGTCCTAGGAAAGGGCTTGAACACTGGCACGCTTGCGACGGTTGGCGGAACCGATGCGGCGAAGTACCATACCGTGAAGGTTACGGGCGCGCACAACCAGTATCGGTATGTGGAGGATATGTACAGCAACGTGGCGAACTGGATCGACGGCTTCAGCTCTACTAACAAGCGTGCATACGTATCTACGAATCCTTCGGCATACGCTGACGCGGTCACCGGGTATACGGATACTGGCGTGACTATGCCTGCATCAGGCTGGATTCTGGGCTTCGCCTGCAATGATAACTGCGACTGGATGTTTATCCCGAGCAACACGGATTCCACGCAGGGCGCGGACCATTCCGCTGACCATGTAACGAACTATACATGGACGACTACGGATTCCGGTGTGCGGATGCCCCATGTCGGTGGTACGTTCGGCGGTAACCCGAGCTATGGCGTCTTCTACTTTTCTGCGAACCTTGACGTCTCCGCCACGAGCGGCAGCACCGGGTCGCGCCTCCTCTATGAGGCCTGACTGGGGGTGCGGGGGCGAAGCCCCCGCATCATGCCAGAAGAAGCTCGCTTGAGATAGATCGATAAACCATCTTTTCTAGGTGGACATAACTCGTTGACTGTATAGGGATTTCATGCGCTGCGGCCCCGGTGTACGGATGCTCAATGTCGGTGGTACGTTCAACGACAACCCGAACTATGGCGTCTTCTACTTTAATGCGAACAATGACGTCTCCGCCACGAACGGCAACACCGGGTCGCGCCTACTCTATCCGAAGCTTGATCTACCATGGCGCATGATTTCCCTTGCCCCTTGGCAAAAATACCTCCGTTATGTCAGCACTCCTTAGTAGGCCTTGTCGGCGGGCAAGGTTCGAAAGGTGGTGAGGAGGGAATAGGGGATGATACTGATATGCCAAAAAGAGTTGGAAATTTATACGAAAAGATGCTGGATATAGGTGTCATAGAAGCGACGATAGTGAAATCCAGCAGAGGGAAAAGGAAACGGTCGGACGTTCGGAGGGCAATAAAGGACGTGCCAAAGACCGCGGCAAAGATAAAGAAGATGTTAGAAGAGGGGACCTACGTTCCGACCGTGCCCGATATAAGGGTACGGGTAGACGTAAGCTCTTTGAAAGAGCGTCGCATAAAGATTGTCCCATTTTTCCCTGACGGGATCATACAGCAGCTCGCGGCGGATGCTATGCGTGACGTCCTGATGAAAGGGATGGACAATTGGAGTTGTGCATCGATCCCTAAGAGAGGGAACATGCACGCAATGAAATACACGAAGCGCATATTCAGGAATGACCCGAAAGGAACGAAGTATTGCGCCAAATTGGATATCCATCATTACTATGCGAGTATAGACATTGACGAGCTGATGCGGATGTTCCGCAGGAAAATAAAAGATGAAAGGTTCTTGTCCTTGATCGAAGCAATCTTCCGGTCGGATCCAGAAGGCGGACTCGCGATTGGGTACTACATCAACCAGTGGGCAGCCAACTTCTACCTGCAAGGTCTCGATAGGTATATTCATACCTTGGATGGGGTAAAGTACATGGTTCGGAACATGGATGACATCGTTGTGTACGGGTCGAACAAGAGGAAATTACATAAGGCGATCGACGACATATCCGAATACATCGGCCTTGGGATGAACCTGGAATTGAAAGGCAACTGGCGGGTATTTCCGGTAGATTCGAGAGGCGTG